CTGGTTTTAACCGTATAACTCACATATACATTAATTGCTTAATGTATAAAATGTTATACCCTCCTATTCATAAAATAGGATCTATGTGTTCTTAATCGAAGAAATTAGCATAAGAATTATATATTGATTCAGAACTTCTCAGTTCCTGAACTTTATATGTTCCATCGTTAATTTCTATTAGCTTATTGAATGTCATAGAATAATTATTTGAGATATGATTAGTTAAATCAGAACTGTAAGAATATGTAGATTCTCCTATGGAGGATCCATACATAATCTCTTCAGTAGAATTAATTTCATCAAATCCCAACTTAAATATTTTTCCTGTATTTAATAATTCAAGAGTCTTATTTCTCTCTTTATTAAATACATTGTCAATATTTAGCATTAATAATTCCTTAGATCTTTGTCTAAAATTAACAGAGTTTACTTGTCAATTTGAAACTTGATCTTTGTAATTATTAAGATAATTATTTATACCTGTAAAAACAGGGTAATATTTTAAATTATTAATTTCGTCTTCATTCAAATGATTCTTGTTTGATATGATAGATTCAACTAATGAATTTAACTTTACCATACTGTTTTTTACTGTTTTTCCTATACCTAGTCCGATAATATCATTAAGTAATGAATGAATTAAATCATCGTTAGGTATCATCACTAGATCATTATTTAAGTTACAAGCAATTAATTCTCTTAAAGAATCAATTGTAGAATAACCAAAACAATGGTCTAGGGATTTATGGAAAATAGAAACTTTCATATTAAACTTAGAATTTGAATACTTAGTACTCAATTTTCGGTTTAATCCTTTGTAAAGTTTCGAAACTACGTGGATTAAATTCAATGAAGAACTTAAGTAATTTCTTTTGATTTTATAAAAATCATAAAGATTTACCATAACAATAAAAGGATTGTTAATGTTATTAACAATTCCAGATATTGGTATTCCAGTAATTTCTTTTCCTTTACAAATTCATCTTTTAGCAAATTCATAAGTATCGTGAGATACGTGTGTTTTTGCCTCAGATAAATCTACACCCAAATTTTTAATTCAAATTTTATATAATCTAGCAACTTTATCATTTTTAATAACGATATCGTCACCAAGTATTATGTAATCTTTAAAATTAGAAATACCACTTAAGTGTGCACATCAATGTACAACTAAGTGGTGGGTTAATGTAAAGGCAGCTCAGGAAGAATAAGCACCCATTGGTTGTCCGGTTTCGTAAGAAATCATATGACCATCAGGTGTTTTAAACTTTCTGTCAGATAGGATTCCAAATCAACCTTCGGATAATTCTTTTGAAAACATATGTTCCAAAAGTCTTCTCTGAAGTTTTATTGGAAACCTATCTGTTGCTGATGAAAGATCTAGTGATCAATACTGATTTAAATCATCGTTTCATTTATTATATGGATCTTGAGTATAAGTCCTATCTTGAGATAAATTATGAAGTTTTATCATTATTTTCTCATGTATAGGTCTTAAAAATAATTGTGTATAGTAATCTACTATTGCAACTATTCTTAACTTACATTCAGGATCATATATAAATGATAATTTTCCTGTGATAAGATTAATATTACTATTTTTTTTATCTCAAGAAAATTTGTAACTTTGATTAAAATAATTAATTCCTTCTTCGTCAGTAAGTTTATATAAATTTTGAATGGTGTAATAAGGTAAACTACATATAGTGCTTAAAGCATTTAATGTTGTTTTCCCAATTGGACCAGCTTTGTTTGATAAATAAATTTGTTTTTTATCAAATTTTGGCAGTTCACAATTTAAATTAAACTTATTGACAAATTCTTTAATAAAACCGGAAGGAATGATCTTGATCATTCCCGCAGGTTTAGTTATTGAATCATAATCAGGAATTAATTTTTGTTTTTCTTTATTATTTAAGACAATAGATCTTGTTAAAGATAAAATAGTTAATAAAAACTTTTTTTCTTCTAAAGAACCATTACTTAAATTTTTAAGAAATGCAAACACTATTGGTCACCCATCAGGATCTATTCCTAATTTTATTTTATTAAATAATAAAGGATTACCACATATGTACCTAGTACAATGTAATCTTCCTTGTTTGAAAAATTTAACGGTATGAATTATACCATTATTCTTTTCCATTCTATTAAATAATTTAAAATAAGGATTTAGATATTCTATAACATAAAATTAGGAATAGATCCTGAT